TCACGCTGCGTCTCTGCTTCCTATAGGAACCCAACCCGGAGACTGATCAGGGACGATAGGTTGCCATATAACCGGATAGTTGATTGTCCCCGAAATTGAAATACCTGTCACGCCAACAACCATGCTGGCCGGGGTTACCGTACCAGTTGCACTGGCTGCTTGAGTCCCTGTCGTCGCTACTGCAATTCCCGTTCCCTCGACAACAGTTTCAGTTCCTGTGGTGCCTGCCGCCTGGACACCTGTCACTGAGAACGCAATGCCGCCCGTAACATCAAATGTTCCAAGAGAGAAACTAGCTGATACGCTCCCCACTTCCGTGGGTGACACCACCGCCTTTCCAGAAACCGTGTAACCTGTTCCAATAGCAGAAGCCGCTGACACGCCCGACTCGACTATTGTAATTCCTGTGCCCTCGCCAACACTGTATGTGCCGAAAGAAAGAATTGCCTGCACCGCAGACGGAGACACCGTTACACCCGTGCCCTCTACCGCCGTAACGCTATTAACAGCGCCCGCCATAGATAAAGAGCTTATACCCCCTGCGTTCCACGCACCTTGGTTCCAGCCAGCCCTCCCCCAGCCAGTGCCAAAGATAATAGTTACAGAGGACATGGCTTACGCCAATCTTATAATGGCGTTGTTCGCATCATTGGCCGGGTACTGAATGGTGAAGTCTCCAGAACTGGAGGACTTGTTCCCACCAAAGTCTAACACGCACACAGAAGGATAAGCCGCGTGATTTATAGTTGCACCAGTTCCTGCGGTAGACAAAGTGTAGTTATATATAACGGCAACCCGTGCGTTAGATATGGTGGAAGAACTCCATGTCGTATCCGCAAAGTCGAGGAACGCTGTCGGCACCGCACTGCTGTTATCCGACAAGCCAAGGGTAACGCTGGTCAACGCTTGCCCTTTGGCGGTGTAGTTCGTGCCGCTGACTTCGTTCGTTGCCGTATAGCCAGTGAGGTCCTCATTTGCATCTGTTCGACTAGCAGTGAACATTGCAATGTAGAACGTGTCCGCTGCAATAGTGCTTGAGGTTCGCGTGTGCTGCGCCCAAAAATGAATACCTGCGGTAATCTCTTGCTTATAAGAACCGCACATTGCTTGGTTGATTGCCATTAGAGTCTCCTTATGATCTCAGCTTCGTCGTGGAACCCTTCGTTCTTTAGGACGTTCCACAGGGTTGTACGGTCACTCTGCACGGCCCTGTGCATATATTCTGCAACCACTGCTTTCACCTTCTCGCGGAAGGCAAGGGCCTGTTCGCGCACATGCGGCGGCGCATCTTGAGAGATGTGAACAATCTTGTTAACACACATCTCTGCTATCTCTTCAGGAGAGTGCCCCCTGTTCTGGGTAGTATGAACAGTAACCGGGCCGATCTCCCCACTCCCAACTGATCCCTCTAAGCTCACGATACAGGAATCCTAAGCTGGCCTGAGCGGTAGATATCTTTGCGGTCACGCCCCTCACCCAGGTTCTTTACCCTCGGCAGGCACTCTTGATACCTCGTTTGGTAATACGTCATAAGATCTGCTTCCCCCTTCATAAATACATACGCCTCAATCAATGAAGCATACAGCAGAGCATTACTAGCGTTGGTACTCAGCCATGTCGTCGCATTGGACGCCGATATGCCCGCTGGCTGATAGAGATAATGAAACTCAACCGTGTAGGCCACGTCAGGAACAGGGGCCACCAGAAGGTTGGTGTCATCAAAAATTGCATAGAACTCTGGCCGTCCAGTCTCCGTTGTGTCTGGAAACGCCTCTTGCAAATAGTTAACGTCTTTGTTTAACAGGAAATGATAGTTGTTTCCCGTGATGACCGATAAAGAGAACGGCGCAAGAAAATCGTTAGGCAGAGCCAGATACTTGTTGTCGGACGCAAGGACGCCCTGCTGGTTCTTGGTGAACACAGGAAGCTGAACATCATAAAGAATCCGCTCTTCAGCGTTCTTAATGAACTGATTAATCTGATCAACAAAGGTCGTCTCTTGGTTGTCAGTGTAATCTTTAATAGCTTGTACTAGTTCTGCGTATGTCATTTCTAGCTCGTTACTATTGTGACCGTTCCGATAGCGGAACTAATCTGCATAGTCTTCAATCCTTGTGTGCCCAGCACCCTTGCACTGTTGCCGTCTCCCACAGGGTCCCACGCGAAGAACCCGCGACCCGCAGTAGCCCCAGTGGGCCGGGGCTGATAGAGAGCCTGTGGGTCGTTAATCCTTACAGTGCCAAGCCAGTTTTGTGGCTGGTCTGCACTCCACACATCAAACCCGACATGAGATCCAGTCAGTTTCCCCTCAACAACTTCAGGCTTTAAGTCACGCAGAGGATACCTGAACCCGGTAAGATCACAGAACCCAAAGGCATACTTGCCCCTAGCGTACTTACTCATTGGCCGTAAAACCCTTGTGTAAAGGGAATCAAATTCAATGGCGCTTTTACTCGGTTCTCGTCTGCACAGCGCTCAAAGGTTTCTTCGTATACTTGCTTGAGCATCCCAATGCGATCCGTGGATGACGGCTTCTTCATAGCGATGTAATAGGCCAAACCGGAAACAAGAGCCGGGATAAATAAAGGCGCTATGTCCATCTCATTAGATGCTTTGGTGCCTGTGTCCTCAATTCTTTTGATGTACCAGTACACAAGCTGGCCTTTCTCTCCCCCCGTATACGCATAGTTTGAACTGGCTGTTGGCCACACATAAACAACAGGCGCACTGGCCTGACGATTAATCCATATCTGAGCAGGCCGTCCCTTATTCAGTTTATTGGGGATTGTAGAATAAGTGGAATTGGAGATGCGAGTGATCTGTAAATCACTTTGGGTCTGCGCATCTCCTCCATTGGTGCGGATAACATGCTCCAGAAGATCTACCACCGAAGAGTCAAGCGTGTAAGATTGCGTGCCCTCCGTAAGGTTAACCGTCCCCTGCTGTATCTGCCACAGGTTAATGCCACGGTTCGACCAGTCCAACATCATCAGGTTGAGAGAACGCCTTGCAGTACGCAAGTCAAACCCATTGCGCAACTCTAAGCCTGCACGCTCATAGGCCTCTTCGCATATCTCATTAATGTCAAGATTGAACGAGGTCGTTCCCGAAGTCGCCATGACAGCCTACTTGTTTTGGTTGTTATAGCGACGGTTGTAAGAACTGGCCGCGCCTCCACCTTCAAACCCGCGCTTCCGCTTGCTTAACTCATGCATGGTTTCGCCAGCTTCACGCACAGACATTGAGCCCTTTGGCCCCAACTCACCAGCCATCGTGCCACGGCCACTCTCGGAAAGACCCCCGAGATATCCGCCGCCCTGCTTCTTGCTAGGAGCACGGGTATGACCCTTCATAGCCATTCCGTCGACAGGACATTTTTTCATTGCCATTAGAAGCTCCTATGCCATCGGGCCGTAAGTATACAGGCCCTTGGTCTGCCTGATTACGTCGCCGCCTTTGTTGTTGCCGTAGGCTGCTACTCGACGCTGCTTGGCTTCGCCGATGTCGCCGCCCGTACCTTCGACCTGAACAGGCATACTCCCGTATGCGTCTTCGGTCTTGACCTTGTTCTTCGAGGCCGTGCTTGGTTTAAGAGTTGGCATTAGGATTTCCTCTTTCGAGAGCCCTTGTCCATCGTCTTTGCGGCAGCAAACTTCTTGCGGCCCATTTTCTTTTCCATGCCCTCGCTCTCTTTGCGGCGGGCTTTAAGGTTCCCTTTGGTCTTCCGATTGCGGGAGCCAAGAGACTCATCAAGGCGTGCGTTGAACCCCTGCTTTTTCTTCACAGGACCACCAGCCTTTTTCTTAACCGGGCCACCATGCTTCTTCTTGACCGGGCCACCCTTCGCCATGGTCTTCTTCGGCGGGCGTCCACGCTTGCTTCCATAAGTACCCTTACCTTGAGGCATAACTCTATCTCCTTCGCTATTAGCTATTGCCAAAGCTTGCTTGCGATTCGTAACCTTCTTGCCTGAACTACTCTTGAGAGTGCCACGCTTGTATTCTCCCATGACCTTTTTGATCTTTGCATCACGGGTAGAAGACATCAGACAGTCTTCATCACGATTGCGAACAGCCCCGATACAATAGCAATGTTGAACGCCCAACTCATCAACTCAAGACGAGCCAAGCGTTTTTCTATTGCTTCCCACCGAACAGCACATTCTCGCTCATGCGCCATAAGTTCAGCAGCCAGCTTACTGTCAGCCATCGTACATGAACGTGGCAGATGTTAGGAGATCCGCATCAACAGGCATGTCAAAACTCATGCTTGCTGCAAAACGTATTCCCGTCCCACCTATGTTGGGGTAGTTCACCACGCCGTCGCCTTGGCCTGGGTTAAAGATTATCTTGGAACTTCCCGACGCACTAGATGTTGCGCCATCTTCCATGGTAATCTCTGCCTTGGCTGCATTAGCGCCCTGCACCATGTACCAGTTTTTAAGGCGCGTATCCTGGTTGTTAATCATAACACGGATACCCGCAATAACTCCTGCGCTTACACTGTTGCTGTCCGACGCTGACGACTTCACCGAAGACACAAAGCTAAAGAACTGGGTCCCAGCCGTGGTGCCTGAGTTAGGCCCTGCAATCGATTCTGTCTGCACGGCCCCATACACATCCAGCCCTGTGACTGTATATGTAAGAGCACTAGAGTTCCCATCCGAGGTTATGTTTATCTTTCGGCACAGCCTGCCAAAATCAACATAACCAAGGTTATCGCCCACGGTAACCGCATTGGTTGTGCCGCTTGAGAACACCATGTCCACTACCGAAAACAGGCTGGTTGTGTAAACGCTGGCATTGTTGGGCCCAGTCAACTCTTCGGTAACAGGAATGCCGCTACCATCTTTACCTTTAACAGTAAATGTTAAGGCTGAGTTATTGTTCCCCGAGCTTATCGAAACCCTTCTGGGTGCCGCCTTGCCATAGTTCACACGCCGAAGGCCGTTCTTTTCCTCGGAGTTTGCGCCGTTAATGGAAAGCTGCCCTGCCACACTTTGTGAGGTGCAGATGCCGTCGCCGTCGCCAGCCGTTGCCATGCCTCCGTCCAGAAGCATATAGAACTGGTCATCTGTCAACGCAGCGGCATCGCCGCACGCATCTACATCTGCCGCAGGATTGCTCTGGTTCTCAGCACTACCCGAATAGGTGTAGGTAAATGACCTTAAAGTAGTCATTCAAACCTCCTCTTATTGCAGGTTAATATTTTGCTGATACAGAACGGTAACCCTAACTTCACCTGCGTTGGTGGCACCAGTGCTTGTCCACGTCAGCTTAACATCAGCCGTCCCCACATCAGCCCAAGCCAATGCGCCACCAGCTTCCGTGGTCGGGTATGCTCTTCCAGCCCCGGAGCCTGTGGTAATCGAATAGTCATTGATGAAAGTTTTATTTCCACCGACTGTGTCCCCGACGCTGAAAACGCAAGTGGCGTTCCCCATTGCCGTGGGCTTATCAAGAACTATGTCGATGATTTGGGAGTTGGCTGGAATGACGACATCAGTCGCGTTCGCAGTAGAGGCACCACTCGACAGAGCAGTTCCTGTTGAGAATGTCTGCGCCATTACCACTTGGCCTGTGTTTTTAATATCAGTGCCAAGCGTGGTTCCGGTTGTGCTGGCAATCGTCCCTGCTTTAACAGGGCCCGAAAAAGTTGTTGCACCCATTT